TCATGCTTATGGCAACCATCAGGTGTAAGCGGAACTACTGGATATGGTGCAGTTTTAATGGGTAATAGCGACAACACTTGCTATGTTGCTTTTTCTGCGGAGTTATAAATGTATAAATTACCTACAATATTAGAAGGTTGGACACTTCAATCTGTTATTCGAGTTGCTGATAACGCTTCTATTCCATTTGACCCTGATAACACAGACTACCAAGCCTACCTAAAATGGGTAGCTGAAGGCAACGAACCATTACCAGCAGAGGAAGCATAATGTCTACAATTATTAACGGCACAAGTAGTGCTATAACATTCCCTGATAGTTCGGTACAAAATACTGCTGGATTGGTAGCTGGTGGCACTATTGCTACTGGAACAGTAACAACTTTAACTACTACAACCATTTCAGATGGTACTAACAGCACTTCTTCTACTAACTGTATTAAAGGTTCTGCAAAAGCATGGGTAAGTTTTGCTGGCTCTACTGGGACAATATCCTCATCTTATAATGTTTCTTCTGTTACTAGAAGTTCAACAGGAATATATTTAATTAATTTTACAACTGCAATGGCTAATGCTAATTACGCATATACAGCAACGGTTAGTCGTGGTTCTTCTTGGGCATTAGTAAGTGCTAATACAACTTCAGGTGCGGCATCTTTAGCCCCAACAACTTCAGCATTTAGTATAGCGACCCCTTTGTATGATTCAAGTGCTTATACTGACCCAACCTATGTATATGCTGTAGTGTTTAGTTCATAAGGATAAATCATGGCACAAGTAATTATTTATGCAAACGAAAATGGTGGAGTTTCAGTAACCATTCCTACTGGCGAATTACCTATAGAACAAGTGTTGACTAAAGATTGCCCTGAAGGTGCAATTATTGTTGATGTTGATTATTTGCCTACTGATAATGAATATTTCAATGCTTGGGAATTGGTTGATGGTCAAGTAGTGGTTAATGAAACAAAAAAACAAGCCATTATTGATGCTCAACAAACAGTCATTAATACAAAGGCTTCTGCACTAGCTAAACTAGCCGCATTAGGTTTAACCCAAGACGAAGTTAAGTCGTTGGTAGGTTAATATGCTACTAATTTCTTGGATGTTTGACAAACTAGGTTATATGCCAAAAGTGACTGTTGATACTAATTGGCCTTTTCCTGCTACGCAACAAGATTATGTAGCTCCTGATTTTGAGAAGCCAATCAAGAAAGTAGCTAAAAAGACTGCTAAAATACCTAAAGCGACTACTCGCAAACCTAAAACTAAGTGAGTAGCGTATGGCAGACCTTGACAATTTCGACATGTTTAAATTTGGTGGATTGGTTAACCAAGTTGAAAACTTACAAATTAAAGTAGATAAGCTAGAAGAAGGCATGGAAGAATTGCTTGCTCTAGCTAATCAAAGTCGGGGTGGTTTCTGGGCTGGCATGGCAATAGTGTCAGCTTTTTCAACATTTGTGGGATTTGTAACGCACTACTTCATGGGCAAATGATGTGGCCTACGGATTACCTGAAGGCGCTAAAGCCCTTGCAGACAGCATTAACGCAAGCAGAGGGGCATCTAAAGAGTTGTCTAACTCTATTGAAGGTATACAGCGAGACGGCCTGGATGTCGCCCAACAAAAAGCCCAAGAAAGACTCAGATTAAAGCGTGAAGCTGAAGTCAAAAAACAGCTTGCTATACACAAAGCGCTTGCAGAATACAAAAATAGAAAACTAATCAGCGAAGAAGAATTTAAGTTAAAGACTGAGTTTATTAGAAAGTATGGCTCTAAAGACTGGGATGAAGTGTTGAAGATTAAGAATGAGCTAGAAAGACTGGAAAAGCTAGAAAAGCAACAGTTTGACGAAGATTTAAAGAAAGTGCGTTATGTGCAGTTTTGGTGTTTCTTAGCAGCAGCATGGATAGCATGGTATTTAACCTGGGGAATTAAGGAGTAGTTATGTTTGGTATAGACGACATTGTTAGCGTAGGAATGAAGCTAGTTGATAAGCTAATTCCTGACCCAGAAGCTAAAGCTAAAGCCCAGCTTGACCTTGCTAAATTAGCGCAAGACGGCAAACTTGCCGATATACAAGCCGATGTGCAAGAAGCACAGGAGCTCACCAAGCGCTTACAAGCTGATATGGCTAGTGACTCTTGGTTAAGTAAAAATATACGCCCTATGACGCTTATAGCTATCCTAGCAGGCTACTTTACATTTGCTATGCTGTCAGCCTTTAACATTGAAACAAACAAGTCTTATGTTGAATTGCTTGGTCAATGGGGTATGTTGATTATGTCGTTTTACTTTGGTGGTCGCACCCTTGAAAAAATCATTGATATGAGGGCTAAAAATGGAAAAGAATAAATTAAGCACTTATGTTACTTTTTCTGTAACTATTACACTTTGCGTAGTGGTTATTGGCATGGTCGGCACAATGATGGCTGGTATGTTTGACGCTGATGTAAGTAACGACAAAATATTTGAAGCTATTACCCCAGCTTTCCAGACAATTATTGGTGGATTTATTGGCTTAATTACAGGCATTAAACTAGGACAAGACGATGAGTGATAGCTTTAAAGAATGTTTAGATTTATTGTTAAAATCTGAAGGTGGTTGGGTAAACCATCCATCAGACCCAGGCGGTGAAACCAATTTAGGCGTTACCAAGCGTGTTTGGGAAGAATATGTAGGCCACCCTGTAGAAAGCCTTAAAAAGCTAACTAAAGAAGATGTAGCACCTTTGTACGAATTAAAATACTGGAGGCCTTGCTACTGTGAAGTATTACCTAGAGGACTCGATTTTGCTGTCTTTTCAATGGGAGTTAACGCAGGGCCAGGAAGGAGCATTAAATTGCTTCAGCAAGCTATTGGCTGCGTACCTGATGGAGTTATCGGCCCAAGAACAAGAGAACTTATTTCCTCCAGCAATAGCGCAGATATTATCGCAAAATTCTCTGAAGCTAGACGGCACTATTACGAGTCACTAAAGACCTTCCCTGTCTTTGGCAAGGGATGGCTAGCCAGAGTAGACAGAGAAGAATTAGAAGCGTTAAGCATGGCTAAAAACAGTTGACCTGTGCGTATTAAGCAAGTCTAAAGGCTTTTCTAAACGCTTTGCAGCATTGCTAGGGTGGCAACACCATTTGTCACCCATCTGAGCAATTAGCTCTTTTGTACGCATTTTGTTATGCTCAACCAACAACTCGTAAATGTCGTAGCTAAAGTGGCCTGCTTTAATCATTTGTTTGAGCAAATCTCTGTCGTTATTCGTCATTTAAGTATTTTTCCTCATAAGTTAACCAAGGCTTAGATTCTAGTTTGTAGCCAAACACATAAAACAATGGGTTAAATCCGGCAACAATGCGTCTTTTAGCGTCTAAAGTTGTACCGCTTACTTTAATTACTGTGTCAATTTGACTTAGCAGCTTAAACATATCATTTTTCAAAAAGGTCATTTATGCCCATTTCCTCTCTTGTTTTGATGGATTTCAGGTAATTTTTAAGCGCCTTATCATCTTCTTTAAAAATCTTGTTAAACATCCCATGCGTAGGATGTCGCAAAGTATGCTCATGGAATGTACCGTGTAGCACATAGTAACTAAATGCCCTACAAGCCTTTTCGTATTCTTTGCACTCTGGCGCTTGTTTGCATTTGTCGCAAGGAGCTTCTCCTTCAAAAACCCTTCTTCCGTATATATCCATTAAGCTACTCTCGCTCTATATTCGTAACAGGCTTCACGGGCATCGTCTAAAAACTTATCCCATCCACCAAGGCTAATAATCATTTCCAATACATTAATGTCTGTATCGGTAATGTAAATTTCACATATATCGTCATCGCCATAGCCATGCACATCAACAGATGTGTCACCAACATATAACCAACCCATATACGGTGCTTTTTTGTGTTTTGTCATTTATTTCCCCTTAAAGACTGTAGTTTCTTGGGAATTGCAATAAGTGTCTACTATGACAAACCCTTAGTTGTGTATAAACAACAGGGCTGTATTTGGCAGTTGCTATCAATGGGTCAGAAAGCCGCAAAATTACCCAATTACTGCATCCTACATTGACGGCTTAACGCCCTAATAGGGTGACCTACTCGTTTCTTTACACTTTCGGTCATTGTTAGGTGGGGGCGGTGCGCACGGACACACATGGTAGGCAGAAGGGGAAACCACCTCGCCCCCGTTGTTAGTTTAGCTTATTTTTAAGTTTGTATAAGCCTAAAAGGTGTAAAAACATTTGATAGCCGTCACGCAAATCTTGCTCATCATGCTCGTATATTGCTACCTCACCTGTAGTGCCATTAATATACACATTTGCACAGCGTGCTGTAGGGGCTAAAACCTCACGATAAGCCGCTAATTGCATGGTATGCTCAGTATAGGGTGTTAATTCACCAGGGGATTTTTCCGTAGTTTTAAAGTCAATTACTACCCCAGAAAAGTCATGGCGTGCTTTGCAATACAAATCGCACTTACCGCCATAGCCTTCTTGGGCGTTAACTAGCGACTGCTCTGGAATCCATAATTGAGTGCCAAAATGGGCTGTTACGGCCTCATCGACTGCTCGGACATACGCTGGCATATCTGGCACAAATTCGTTGTTATAGAAGCTCTCAATCCAATCATGGATAAGTGTGCCTCGGTCTGCTGCTTCACGGCTTTTACGCTTGGCTAAATCAAGAATACGACTGATGTATTCTTTTTCATCTTCACCATCTAAGCGAGGATTAGCAAGCGTGGCGTGTAATACTTCTGTTTGTTTCCATGTATCAAGGCCTGCTTTTGATAGCTGTCCGTTAATTGTTGATACGCTTGGCACAAGTGTGCCTGGTGCTGACTTGGCATCTCGAAGCGTGGTGCTTCTTTCTTTGCCGTTTTTACCAATGGTTGTATAGCGTGGCTGCCCTGTTTGGGCGCAATACCAATGCTCTGACATAAATTTCCCCTTATTTGTAGCATTAATTACACATTTTTAGAATTTCGGCCTTTTCAGCCTCATTTGTTACTTTTTCTGCTGCTACTTTGACTACTGTATTAATGACACTAACCAACCCCTCAAGGGTCATTGAAATTAACTGTCTTTCCTCATCCACATGAAACTCCTCAGTATGAATGGACTCTATGTTTTGTTGAATAGCATCATTAATAACAGTTTTCATAATAGTCCTATCGGCAAATAGTAATCCATTGACAACCACCGCCACCGCAAACATATTGTTGCCAGCAGTTAGCGTATTGGGCTACAGCAATGGTAAATACACCGGCTAATGCGATTGCTAAAAGTGCTTTTTTCATGTTAGCTCCTTAGAATGGGACATCGTCATCAATAGTATTGCGTGGTAATTCATCGCTGCCTGCTGCGGTAAAGCCTTTAGGTTGTTTTTCTTTGCCTATCGAAACGCTGAAAAACTTGCCTTTTTGACCTTCTTTAACCCAAGCTGACAACCAATGCTCTTTTCCATTAACCATAATTGAACCCGTATAGTCAGGATGAGTTTCCGTTGTTTTGCGGTCATTTTTAAATAGCGAGCCGCTACCTTCTTTTGGTGTATAAGCCATGTCATATTCCCCTTAAATTTCTTTAGGTTTAACTACTGCTGGTTTAGATTGTGGATTGCTGGCAGCATTGCCATCGTCATCCGCTTGCACTACTCCTACTACTGCTGCTAATGCGTATCTACGCATATAAGTTAAAGCTGACCCAGCGCCTTGTGCGTCTGCTTTAGTAACTGGAACAGACATCTCTTGATTAAGGTATTCGCCAGATTTGTGGCTAATTACTGTAGTTAATGACATAGACTTGTCATGGTCTGTGTAAAGACCAGGAAATTGCATAACTGCTAAGCCATTCTCAGCTAACAAACTACGGCAAGCATCCCATACAGATTCAAGGTCAGCGTATTTAGATTTAAAAAATGGATTGGCAGAGTCTTTAACGGCATGGGACATTTTGCCCTGCACGATTGACAAAGCCAATGTTAGGTTAGCAATGCTTTCTGATTGATTAATCATTTTGCACCCCCAAAGATTGTGCCAAAGTCGTCAAACAAACTTTTAAGCACTACATTGTGTTTTGGTTTGCCACAGGCTTGGCGTATGCAGTCAACTTGCTCTTGTGTAAGCTCGCCACCGTATTCCATGTCGTCAAGTGCTGACTCTAAAAATTCTTCATGCTCAAGCATTAATTGATTTAATTCACCCATCTAAATTCCCCTTAGATAAATAGCAAAATTGCTATAAGTAAGACTTTAACATAACTTAAAACAGTTTTGCAAATATATTTTTAAGCGTTGTATTTACACACTTTGTCGTGGTAAGATTACTTCACTATGAATATAAAACTAACCGAACACGCATTACTTCAACTATTGGGTGGCACAGTTAAAGTCGCAAAGATGTGCGATGTAGAGCCAGCAGCCGTGTCCCAATGGCGTAAAAACGGCATACCAAGAGAGCAATTATTGTTTCTTGGAGCTAGGATTGAAAAAGAAAGTCATGGCTTAGTAACCCGTCAAGACCTATTTCCAAATAATTATTTTTTAATTTGGCCTGAGTTGCTGAAAAACAACGCTTTTGGCTTGCAAGAGGATTTAGACGAGGAGTAAACTCACCTTCCTATCTCGAGGCTCTAACGACATACCAGGGGATAGGATTAACAGCGCTACTGGGGGTAATGGTTGAAACAGCGCAATATAGGTGGCGAAGATAGTGCCTATACCATGCAAGACTGTCGGGTGATGCGATTCCTCAATGGAAGCATTTGAAGGCACACTTAGGTAGGCTAGGTGTGCTCAAACCTCTTGGAATTACTAATAACAATACTAATAACAGTCTATTGGTATAAATACAACATAGGTATAAATACTTAGTGACAACTACAAAAAATAATAAGAAACTGTAATCACTCAATAACGAGTAAACATTTAAGGGGAATTAAATGAAAGACTTTTTAGGCGCATGTTTGTTAGGTGCAGTATTAGGCGGTATGTTTGCTTACGGTGTACCAGCTAAAGCACAGACCATACCAATGACTAATGCCCAAGGCTACAATGTTGGCACGGTACAAATCAACGGTAATAAAGCACAATTTGTAAACGCTGCTGGCGTTACTACACAAGTAGCTACGCTATATCCAGGTCAAGTTATTATACAAACGCCAAGCGGGGTAACAACTGCGGTAATTGGTGGTACAGGCTATACAGTACCAGCTAGTCCACAAGTGCCAATGACACCACGGGTGATGCAATGACAAATCCAGTTGAATATTTAATTGCTAATTATGAAGCATCAAATTATTCTTTTGTGTCTGAAGATACGGTTAAATTTAAAACGGATTTAGACGCAGCTTTAACTTATATAAAAGAAAAAACATTGCAATATCATGGTTTAAAACAAGAAAAAACATTAAAAGATTATTTTGCAGGAAAAGCTATGCAATCAATTATTACAGATGGCAAATTAGGTAAACTTTTAATTCATGACGATTACATGAAAAAAGTGGCTGAAATGTCTTATGAATACGCTGATGCAATGATGAAGGCAAAGCAAAATGTTTGATGAATTCTGGTCGGCATATCCACGCAAAATAGCTAAAGCTGTTGCACGCAAGGCTTTTGCTAAATTGACTGAGCAACAACAATTAGACGCTTGCAAAGCTATTGATGACCACAATGCGTACTGGCAAGCAAAAGAAACTGAGTTAGAATTTATACCCCATCCAGCCACCTGGTTAAATCAGGAAAGATGGGAAGATGAATTAGTAATTGAACCCAAAAAGCAAAAAGAATCTAAAGAATGGATGTTTAGCAATGAAGGCATTGACGCTAAAGCAAGAGAGTTGGGTATTATGGGAAATGGCTATGACACCTATGCAAGCCTTAAAGCTAAATGTATGAAAAAGCTAGGCATGAGTGCGGTGTAAGGTATTTGTGCCATTTACGGCATAAAAAAGGTTTGACTTGGTTTCGTATATACATTAGCGAAAAAAACTTTAGTCAAGCATTGTTAAACGACTTCTATGACCAATGGAAGCTAGGTAATAAAGGGGAAT